CATCGCACCATTTGTTGTGGCGTCGGTGGATATCGAATGTAATAGTTCTACAGGTAAGTTTCCAGATGCAAACATCCCTGGAGACGCTTGCTTCCAGATCGCAATCTCTCTGTGTAAGTTTGGTTCTGATGAGCCATATGACAAGACCTGTCTTTGCTACAAAAATACAGATCCTAACCTGGAAGGATCGACAATTTTGAGCTACCCAACGGAGAGAGAAATGTTAGAAGCTTTCCAAAAGTACCTTCATAAGAAGGATGTGGATATCATTACTGGTTGGAACATTTTTGGCTTTGACATGGAGTATATTTACAAGCGCGCTCAAATCAACAAGTGTCACTACGAGTTCTTCAACTTGGGTAAACTAAGAGATACGGAATCGGAACTTGTCATTAAGAAGCTCTCGTCGAGTGCCCTGGGTGACAACCTCCTGAAGCTCCTCCCAATGTCTGGTCGTTTCATCTTCGATATGTTCCATGAAATCAAGAAGGGGTACAAGTTAGATAGCTACAAGTTGGATAATGTATCGAAACTGTACTTGGGAGATCAAAAGATTGATATGCCACCAAAAGAGATGTTTGCCCGCTACAAAGAAGAAGATCCCGTAAAACTGAGAGAAGTTGCTGAGTACTGTATCAAGGATACTCTCCTGCCACACAAACTCATGAAAAAGCTCTGTACTCTCCTGAACCTGGTAGAGATGGCAAAGGCGACATGGGTACCGGTTCCATTCCTTGTTGAGCGTGGTCAGCAAATCAAGGTATTCTCCCAGCTCACAAAGAAGGCGAGGGAGTTGGGCTTCATGGTTCCAACTATTCGCTACGGTGCGATCCCCGAAGAACCTTATGAAGGTGCTACAGTTCTTGAAGCACAAAAAGGTGCGTACTATACACCAATCACAGCTCTCGATTTTGAGTCTCTGTATCCCAGTATCATGATGGCACACAACTTGTGCTATTCATCGTATGTCATGGATGAGAAGCGGTACGGTGCGGTGCCAGGAATTACCTATGAAACTTTCAAGATTGGTGACCGAACCTACAAGTTTGCCCAAGATGTACCAAGTCTCTTACCAGCAATTCTTTTGGAACTCAAGCAGTTTCGTAAGCAAGCCAAGAGGGACATGGCAGCGGCTACAGGTTTCATGAAGGAGGTCTACAACGGTAAACAGTTGGCTTACAAGATATCCATGAACTCAGTCTATGGGTTCACTGGTGCTGGCAAGGGTATCTTACCATGTGTTCCAATTGCTTCCACAACAACTTCAAAGGGACGTGCGATGATTGAAGAGACCCGGAATTATGTTGAGAAGCACTTTCCGGGTGCAAAGGTAAGGTATGGCGATACGGACTCAGTTATGGTTGAATTTGACGTGGGAGATCGCAAGGGTGAAGAAGCTATCGCTTACAGTTGGGAAGTGGGTGAACGAGCCGCCGAAGAATGCTCAGCCCTCTTCAAGAAACCAAACAATCTTGAATTGGAAAAGGTTTATTGGCCGTATTTCCTTTACAGTAAGAAGCGTTATGCTGCCAAGCTCTGGACTCAAGGGAAAGATGGAAAGATGCATATGGACTACATCGACATTAAGGGTCTTCAGGTTGTGAGACGGGACAATACTCCCCATGTACGGGAGGTTTGTAAGGAACTCCTCGATGTTGTTCTAACTTCAAGTGACCCAGGACCACCGAAGGAATTGGCCAAAGAGAGGGCGATTGAGCTGCTTTCGGGTGATGTTCCCAATGACAAGCTTGTATTGAGTCAATCTCTGGCGGATACTTACAAGGTTGCTGGTAAGAATGTGTCTGTAACGAGTGCTGAAAGTGTCAATATTAATCAGTCTCATGTTCAGGTTGTCACAAAGATGCGCCAAAGAAAGCCTGGTTCCGAGCCACAATCTGGGGATCGAGTGCCATACCTTCTCACAAAGACCCAAGATCCCAAAGCCAAAGCGTACGAAAAGGCCGAAGATCCAAAATATGTAGAAGAGCATGGTGTACCTGTTGATTATCACTATTATTTCCTTAACAAATTCCTGAATCCTGTGTGTGATCTTTTGGACCCATTATATGAGAATGTGAAAGAGGAAATATTTGGTGAAATTATTAATCAACACAAGCCACCGAAACCAAAGAGAGAGCCAGCTCTCAGTACAATGAAAAAAGATGATCTCATCGCAGAATGTCAGCGTCTTGGTATTGAAGAGACTGGAACTCTTGCAGTTCTCAGGGCTCGCCTTAAGGAAGCGAGATTGGCAAAGCAGGGTTCTGTTGAAGACTTATTTAAAAACTACGAGCTAAAACAGAGTAAGGATGAGTCTTCATGAGAAGATTACACAGCTAGTTGATGAGGAATTGGAAGAACGAGTGAATGCAATTCTCAACGAATATGCCCTAACAATTTCAAAAAAGCATGCGATACCCCTGGAACTTTTACTCAAAGATATCCCAGTTTCATTTGTGAGTACCACGTGCAAGGGAACAAAGTCGGATGGACACAGATGCACTTTCAAGGCGGTATACAACGGGTACTGTCGTCATCACAAAGCCCAGGGCGAACGGATATGTCATCGCACATTATCAAGTTCGAACTTACATAACCATGGTCCAGAACAGATGTTTGTGAGGGGATGTCCAGGGTGTGCCTCATCAAAGGAGCTTATAGATTTGGGGGTCTAATATGGTAATGAGCAAAAACGATATTCTACTAACATCCATCAACAACTTTTACGACAACGAGAAGAATAGATCTACACTCCTCACGATATTAGACAAATCAAGTGGTATTTCTCTCCGCAATTTGGAATGGTTTATTACAAACTACGCAAAGAAGAATCATACTTCTTACCAAACGGGGGATGGAAAATTATTCACGGTCCACTGTGCTTACAAGTCAAGCCTCAATGGATACAGTAAACAACTCTTCGATCCATTCTGTCGATCTCAAAAGTTTGCCTACACAGTGCCAGGTACATCTCATGAAATCCAAACGACCTTGGCTCAATTGAATTTCATCAAATGGTGTATCAAGAATAATATTATTGACTACATCTCTGAAAATAGAGAGAGTCTTTTTAATAAGCAATTGACATGAAGCCCTTATCAAACACAAAGGTTTGATATCCAGTGTAGTACATGTTCAGAGAAAAGGTTTCTGTAGAGATGTCTATTCCAGAATCTGTGTCTAATTTTACCTCTATGTTAGTCTTGTCTGATTGAATTTGACTAAAGTCCAAGTTTCCCGATGGTTCCACATTTACTGGATTCAACGAGAAACTATATGTATAGATATTTCGTATTGGCCTAGATAACCTTTTTTGGTATGGAATTAGAAATTTGTAATACTCGTGGCCAGTTTTTGTCAATTCGGGTAATCTGTTCCCATTTATATAAAATGACGCCTCTTTCATGATTGGGTAGAGAGTTGTATCTTCACCCTGGAAATCCAATGTCGCCGAAAAATTAAATCTATTTTCGTACAGATACTCACCACCCGAACCACTACCTTCTGCATCATCTTCGTTTTCAAAAATTGTATTTCTCAAAAACCAATGAATACACTTTACTGGAATGTTTGGGACAAGGTTATTCTTTATAGTATCTTCATTAAGTTCACTCACCGCCACGGAGTGTTTTCTTACAAGATCGGTTATAAAGACCTGCCTCTCACTCGCAAGAAATTTCCTTTCATCTGGACTCACAGTTATTTCTTCAGTTACAATATTGAATGATGGAAGTGTCACTGTATCAGTTGTATTTGTGAAGAATGTTTGTTTGTGGAACTCAAATTCAAACTCAATCTTTTGACGAAATATCGAACACACTGGAAAGTATGGTCGGTTCGGTTTATTGGTTCCATATTCATCACTTGCAAATTTACGTGAAAAAAAGAAGTGAATGGGTATCACCAGATCCGCATCATATTGCGCAACACTTGTACTTGTCGGTGCATCATCAAAACCAAGGTTTCTATTTACAAGAAATCTATTTGCTACTTTTTCTGATATTTCTAGATAAAGGTCGTCATAGATAATTCCCCAATCGTCGTGTATTTTCTCAACTTCGATATCATCCACAAACATTGTCACACTTTTAAGAATATGTCTTCCTACTTGATCTGCGTAGTTCCCGTCAGATATACCAGGAAGTGTTAGACTCAAATACATATTACTCAAGAGATCTCCCATGTTTGTGGGATTGAATTGTACTTTGATTGTCTCTCCAAATGGCCACGAAGGTTTTGCGTTCCCAGGCTTAACAACATTTTTACTCCTGTGATACTTTCTAAAGTCAGAATGTCTCCGATCAGTGGTATAATTAAAGAAGGACTCGTCTGGATCTTTGGAAAGCAAGTACGTGTCTTGCTTCCCAATAGCCTTGAGCGAAATTTTCGCAGCTTCACCCATACCTACTATTGCTTACATATTTTTAATATCCATTTTCCACATGTCAATGTGTGAAGTACCCTTCATAATTTCA